GCGTGCTGCGCTCAGCGAAGAGGAGTTGAGGTTGCGCGTTCCACCCAGTACACGCCATGCGCTGGCCGAGCTGATGGAGTGGGCCGGGATTACTGAGCAAGGCGAGGCGCTGACATTGATGATTCATCATGTCCAAGACCTGGGCCCGGAAGGCGTTGTGCGGTTTGTTGGCTCGCGCCACAAAATCGAAATTAGCCAAAACGTGGCGCGCATTTCAGATAGTGCGCCGATCAGGTTTGGCGCTAGACCGGGCACCTTGGCAGCACTGGATGACTTGGTGAAATGGACTGGCGCACACGATCAAAGCGCGGCCATGAGGCTGATAATTCCGGCGCTTCATGAGGTCGGACCTCAGCAAGCCCTTTGCTTCCTGAAGCCGCCACCGCGACAAAAATACGAAGTGCCTGAGTCCGTGGCGCGAAAGCTTGAACTCGCCTACAGGCGCGAAGCCCTGCGCATCTGTCGCGATGATTGACGAACGATCTACGCGGTTATCCGGCTCTAATCACCTCTCTCATTCTTTCTTGCCATGCTGCAACCATGACAGGGTCAGATGAAACAATGGGAGTCATTTCCTCAAGGTTCCTTGCAACATGCCCGAGAGCGGGGTGCAGTTCCTCTACGTTGCTAGGATGTCTACAGATTCCAGCCATAAGACTATTCAGTAGAAAGATGTTTTCAATGTTTAGCCGAGCCACCTGACGCAGCTCATCTCTAATCGCTTCTGCCTCATTCCGCGCTTGCTTTGCTGCCTTAGCGTCGGTCTTTATGGACGCTTTCCAGAAGGAAATCTCGGAAATACTTTCCGGTCCGATTATCAGAAAGATCGCCACAGCCAGCCACAGCGTGGCAACTGCAATGAAGATCGGAACATCAATCCCGCCGGCGAATAAAGCCGTGGGTAGTCCGATAAGAAGCGGCCAGAAAATCGCGTAGCCCGTCCTCCTCGCTATTTGCCCAACAACTTCGCTCATTTTCATCCCCTATCCCGGCTCCATGCCGGGCCGAACACAAATACCCCACTTCAACGAATCACGCCAGCCGGCGAGGTCAACATGAAACTCAACGAACACGTTGAGGCCCTGGTGGCCTCTGGCGCGCTTTTCGTCGCCAATCATTCAGGCGGCAAGGATTCCCAGGCCCAGCTAATCAAGTTGCTTGAGGTGGTACCCGCCGCTCAGATACTTGTGATTCACGCCTCGCTCGGGGCGATGGAATGGCCTGGCGCACTTGAGCTGGCACGCGATCAAGCTGCTGCTGCCGGTCTGCCTTTCATTGTGGCCACCGCGACCAAAACGTTTCTGGAAATGGTAGAGCGCCGTTTTGAGGGTCGCCCCGAGGTGCCGAGCTGGCCATCGGCATCGACGCGTCAATGCACTAGCGACCTCAAGCGTGGGCCAATCCAGCGCGAGGTGCGCCGGTTCGCCAAGGCCAACGGATACAAGGTGATCGTCAACTGCCTGGGATTGCGCGCCCAGGAATCGCCAGGACGAGCCAAGCGAAAGGAGTTCAGCCAGATGGGGATCAGCAACAGCGTGAACACCTGGTACGAGTGGCTGCCCGTTCACGACCTGTCCACAGTCGAGATATTCGACACCATTGAGCAGGCAGGCCAGACGCCGCACTACGCCTATGCTCTGGGCAACGATCGTTTGAGCTGCGTGTTCTGCATCATGGCCAGCAAGAAAGATCTAGCCACGGGCGCCGCGCATAACCCAGGCCTGCTGGAGCAGTACGACGCCCTTGAAAAGCGCACCGGCTACACCATGCACATGAGCCGAATTCCTCTGGCTGAGCTGTCGGCCTAACCCATCTCAACAACTGCGAATCACGCCGGCCAGCGAGGCAGGCGCGCACCTGGAGGCAATCAATGTCTACCCCCCCCCCCCGCATCAAGCGGATTGATCTGTCGCGTCCGCGCATCCGCCGGCGCGTCCTGCGGGCTCTCAAATCGAGTTACAGCCTAACTGGTGGACCGATCACAAGAGCCTGGCTGTGCACTCCTGGAACCCTGGTATTCAAGCTTGGCGAATGGCGCGGTCACTACAACGCCAAGAACGAATGGGTGCCGCTATGACACCTCATGAATTCATCGAGAAGAACGTTCACGACGAGCTGGTTAAGCAGGGCTTCAAAGAGGGGATTTGCTTCTCTGTGTCCCGCCACGCTGTCGACTATTACCGCCATCGCAGCATGTTCAAGAAGAACGTCATTGCAGATGTTCTGGCCTGGTCGAAGAAGCAGGCGAAGGAGATGTCGCGGTGAGCCACCCCGCCAACTTCTCCGAATACCAACCAGAAGGCAAGCGAAGGCGTCCGGCAACGTTTGGTCAGCTAGCTATAGAGATGTGTGTTCTGGTTCCGTATGGAGGGTGCATTGATGTAACCACAGAAACCTCGTACTTCCCGACTGGTTTGCCTAAAGCATTGAGCTCTTCGTAATAGTGCACTTCGGTATCTTCGTCGCTATCCGGTCCCAACCATTCAAAGTCATTGCGGACTAGCTTATGGCCCTCTGGAATTCCAATTATTTTTTTATGCCTGTCAATCATTGAGCCTCCTCGGCCCGATTCCATATCTCGCTTAACCAATACCCCACTTCAACGAATCACGCCAGCCGGCGAGGCAGGCGTCCGCCTGGAGAACATCATGGGAATACCTGCAAGCGCTTTAAAGGAAGACGAGCTTTTCCATTACGCCTCGCTGGAGCCGGGCGCGGCCGACGAGTTGGCGCGACGGATAGCCGCCGGTGACATTGACCCGAACGCGGGCTTGGAAGATCTTCGCGAAGACATTCGCATGCTCGAAAGCCAGGCGGATGACGCCGAGGACGAAGCAAATCTGCTTCATACCTACATGTCGGAAGCCTGCGAATTCATCCGGCGCGCGATGAGCCCGGAGGAAAAACAATTTTCAGTGAACGAGCTGCTGCAAAAAGCACTCGACTGCCCGGAGTAACGCCATGAGTACATTCGCAGTATTCGGAATGAATGAGCACTTCGCCCGCGAAGAGGCCAAGCGCAAGGTTCGCGACTTCAAGATCGAAAAGGGTAAGCGGGTCGAGCTGTCTATGAGCCAGTGGCTTAAGGCAGTCGAAGATCGCGTCATCAAGATCATGGACGGCAAGCGAGTCGCCCAGCTCAGCAGCATGTTTGATGCCCCCCAGTACGCCGCCGATTACGCCGAGCGTATCCGGAAGCTTGGTCGATGCCGGGACATCGTCATCAGGGCGAAGATCAAGCTGCCGCAGAAGGATGTGAGGCGGAAGTCGGCGACCAAGCTTTCGTGGATGGACTACTCTCCGGAGTCGACGGCAGCTGCCTGACCTGCCCTCACCTATTCCGATAAACCCTCGGTATAGGCGCAGCTAGAACCTCTCTCCACCGCGCAAGGTCAGCAATAAGCCGAAGCCCGTTTTCTGCATCAGTGTCCAGTTCTTCATTGGGAAGGCTTAGCAACCTCACGACTTCTTCGCCGATCAATCGCAGAGCCTGAATATCGGTTTTTGCACTCATCGCTTCACTGTCAAGTATGTGCCTGCAGCAAATCATCTCCCACTTCTACGAATAACTCCACCGCCCGGGCATGACCCGGCATAGGACGCCCCATGCCCACAGAAAACAAACCGGCCGCGCCAGTCATAGCGGCAGAAGAACTCAACGCGGTGCTGCACTGGCGCGGCAAGCATGCCCAGGCCATCAAAGAGCGTGACGCCCTGCAGTTGCGTCTGAACGCAGCGGAGCAGCGGATTGATGAGCTGGTCAGTGCTGTTCGTTCGATCAATCGCGGACGGTGTCATGAGGTATTCGTGCCAGGTGATGATGAACCGCAGTACCGGCAGCGCAAGGAGTGGGTCGACTGGGTGTTGAGCCTTTGCGATGAAGTATCGGCCAGCGACCGATGCCACGAAATCCCCGGCACGTCGGGCATGCGCCTGAACATGCTGGCCAACCAGGGCGAATGACGATGACCCACAAATGCTACCGGCGCTACCCGGACGTAAAAGCCGTCACCGATCTTGTGACCGACGAGCAGCTGCAGAACGCATTCCAAGGCACCAACTTCGGCCACGACGACTTCCGTGGCCTGCTGGCCCAGGGCTGCATTAAGGCGCTGGCCGGATGGCACCAGGGCCACACACTCACCACCATTCTGGACGAGCTGCGCCTGATCAGCTGGAACAAGCAGACCAGCAAAATCAAGGTCACCGCCAAGGGTCGCCACTACATCTGGCTCGCCTTCAAAGGCCGGCCAGGCGTTTAGGCCCGCAACGCAATAACCCCCTCCCCCTTCAAAGTCAGCCGCTATAGCGGCAAGGACGAAGTCATGCCCAAACATCAGCCAGAACTGGCCCCCATCTACAGCGTGTT